ACTTGCATTAGTACTTCTGTTGCCTCCACTTGCATCTGGGTATATGTAAATCTTATTCATAGGGTATCTGGCTTTGATCTCTTGGGCAATGCTATCTGTATCGTGACTCCCACTAATTTCGTCAAATATTAACAATTTTTGATTTTGTACAATACCGATCACTGCGTTCATGTTCGAGATATTGAAATCCAAGCCAATTCTCAATGGCTCTAGTCCTAAATCAGGCTTGATATTGGTAACATTGTTTTCTCTGGAAAAGCGATCATAAACTTGGCCTGTAGTTAGATTGATAAACTCCCCATTGAGATAAGCTTGCAACATTGATGGGTCATAGTTGCTTTGCATACGTTCAATAAAGTCACTAGGCAAATGTGGGTTATCCTGAGTCCTCATCTTGATTAACTGCCTATCGGTTCTTTCCTTTGCTTCATCTGTACCAAAGGTGTTGTATAGCCACCTAAATCCTTCTGGTGTACTGGCTGCACAAAACTGGCGAACATTACCAGCCCTTAGTCGTCCCAGTATCTTTGGGAAAGCTTTGTCGGCAATAGTTGGTGAAACTACGTCTATTTCATCAACTAAAACGTGCGATAAATTGAGTCCTATGATTCTGCTCCAGTTTTCAAAGGATCTGCATAATAGCTTGCTGTCACCTTCTTTAAAGTGCAAAGTATATTCTGGAAGTGGACTAGCTCTGAAAGTATATGGTATTTCATATTGCTCAAGGAACAACTCAAAGTCTGTTTGCCAAATGTCTCTAATTAATGGGGCAGTTGGTTCCATAACAGCACCAATAAAGCCAATATTCATAGCTGCAAGCTTTACTGCCATACTGCACAAAGCTCTTGTCTTGCCAGCACCATATCCAGCAGAAAGTCCTACTATTTCAGATTTATTATCATAAAACTGTTGTTGTGGTGGGTGTAAGTCTGCCCTTATACGATCTAACAACTCACTAGTATTAATATCAGAGGTAGTCAACCCATGATCCAAAACATTACCACTTATAACTGTATCTAAATAACTCACGAACAAAGATGAGCTAATTTTGCTGCGGTATTAATTGCACCTAAAGCAATGTGATACTGACCAGACCTTCTAGCTTCCATCTGTAAGGTGCTACATTGAGCCAAAAGATCAGCAATCATTTGGGGTCGTTCCATATCCCAATCCTTTTTAAGCTCCTCCCTAGCTATCTCTAAATACTTATCTACGCTTCTTTCTCCAACCCCCCAGTTTTCCGAAGCATAACGAACGCAATCTGATCTACGGCCACCATTTGCAATAATACGAGCAAACTTTTGTGACCTTACTATTGTTTCAGCTTGAGTTCCTTTTTTACCCATTACTTAGATGATACACGTTTTGCAGTGTTGCCTGTAAAATCCTCCCACCTTTTAACGATCACATCACAGTATTTAGGGTCTAGTTCCATTAAAAATGCTTGTCTTTTAAGACGTTCGGCAGCTATTAAAGTTGAACCAGAACCTGCAAACCCGTCATAAATATTTTTTAAAGAAAAGTGATCATTTAAAGCTATTTCTATAAGTTCAACTGGTTTCATAGTTGGGTGAAGCGTGTTTTTTTGTCTTTTTAATTCCCAAATATCTCCTCTAACAGTTGATTTTCCACCAAAGGGGCCAGTATAAAAAATTATTTCATGTTGCTTGTAATAAAGATCCAGATGTTGAGCAGCATGAACTTTATTCCAAATAATCATAGCTTTAGGTTTTTTCCCTAAATTTTCCATAGCTTTTTTAAATAAATGAGAATACTGCCATGAACAACAAACATACATAATTTCACATGGCATTAAAGAAGAATATAAAAAATCTAAAAAAGCAGAGTCTGACATCTTATCGTTTGCAATCTTTTCAAATTTATTAGACAAACCTTTATAGTCGATATTATAAGGAGGATCAGTAAACACCATATCTGCCTTCTTACCATCCATAAGTTTTTCAACGTGCTGAATATTTGTAGAGTCACCACATAAAAGCCTGTGATTACCAAGAATATATAAATCACCCTCTTTAGTAGTTGGTTCCTCTGGAATTAGAGGAACCTCGTCTGGGTCTGTTAAACCTTCTGTTGGTAATACTTCTTTTTTAGAAAGTATGTCATCAAGCTCTCTTTTATCAAAGAAATCGTTTAAATCATGCTCTATTGATAGTTGTTCAAGCATATCTATATCCCATTCAGAAAGATCTCCTGTTCTGTTGTCTGCTATAGCTAATCCTACTTTTTGATCTTCTGTAAGGTTTGATCTTTTTACTGCAATTATTTCATCACCATTTGCTTCTATTATTTTTAAATTTTTAATCCCTGCGGCTTTTGCCCCTGCGATTGTTCCGTTACCTGCAAGTATTCTGTTGTTTTCATCTATTACTATTGATCTTGCCGCTCCGTATTGCTCAAGACTTTGTTTTATTAATTTTGCAGATCGGTCTGTACGTTTACGAGCATTTTTTGGATCGTTTTGTAAATCGTTTATTGAAGCCACAAAAGTAAGTATTTTTTCTAAATGTAGCGTCAATCGCTGGATTTTGTCGATTTACTTTGTTTTTCCCAGCTTGTTTTAAGAAATATTAGTTCATCAATCCTTTTTCTAAGTGCATTGATCCGGTCATTGTTGAAGCTGTCAAAGTCCTTATTTTTCATAAAGATTTTATTGTGAAATTAGCAAGTTGATCTTTTACTTTTTGGACTTCTAGTGGTAATTTAGTTTTCTTTTTTTTCAAATTATCGGCAATTATTTTATTCATCAATTTAGTTGTTTTGATCCAGTTTTGTTTTCTGATATTATGGATCTCCCGAACAATATGAATGTCAAGATTTACACCAATATTGTTTCTAATAGTTCCATCAAGTTCTCTATAACCTTTGCAGATTAATTGGTTGTCCTGATCGTATTTTGCGTTAGCTGCTGCACAATAACAAATCAAAGCTAAATCCTGTCCACCACAGCGCTTTCCTGAGTCGTCAATGTCATAATCAGGCAAGTGTTGATTGATTAGTCCATCAGAATTGTGGATTATTCCAGAATCGTTACAGGCATAGCACTCATAATGTGGTGCTTTGAATGTAACTTCCCGATCAATGGGTGATCTTTTATAGTTTTTCATCAGTAACAGTAAATTATTTTAGTATCTTCTGGGCATTTCATTAGATGATAATTTTTGTCTAAAAATTTTTTCAATACAAATCTTTTATCTTCTTCAGGTATCTTGTGAATGTCATTTTCTTGTCCATACTTATTTTTTCTCCAAGTTCCAGTATTTTCATTTATATATTCAGTTCCATAGTTAAAAAAAACTAATTTAGTTGGTTTCATGGTGTTAAAAAGGGGTGTTTTTAGGTTTTTTAAATGTAACTGGTTTATTTGTAGCTGTCAATAAATATTGTTCATATTGACCATTTTTTATCCACCTATGAGCATCAGGAAATAATGGAGTAAACTTATCAGCCTTGAGTGACTTTGTTCTGGCTCTTATATCGGCTTCAAGGCATTGTTTTAGTTTTTCCCTTGTGTTTGTATCTAACTTCATAAATTCATTGTATGCTGGCTTTTTTGACAGAGATATTGTTCTCATGTCTTTTGGTATTTCCAGATAAGTTTTCCAAAAAGGTTCAAAGCTTTTATTTTTATAGTTAATTGTTTTAGTTAATTTGTTTTTCTTAGGGTGTAGCTCTGACACTACCCCAGTGTCTCCCTGACACCCCCCTAGTGTCTGTGTGACACCACCCCCATGTCTCTCTGACACTACCCTAGTTCCTGTGAGATACCGCCCATGAATAGCTGGGTCTGGAATAGGCAGTGCCTTACATTGCTGCCAGATACTGACTCTGTAGCAATTAGTTTTTTGATTAAATTCATCAATCCTGTACTGTTTTTGTAGTAAACCAAGTTCCACTAATTCATTGACAGTTCTGATAACACTGGATCTGGACATCTTGGCATCTTTGGCAATCGTCTGATAACTAGGCCAAATGTTTGGATAATAGCTCTGCAAGACCCATATTACTGTCAGTTGATACGGTGTTACTTTGCCCTTTAATGCTGTTGGCAAAGCTATGAATGGGGTATTCTCTGGAATAAAGCTCATTTTCTATGGAATATATTATTTCTGTAAAAGGCATGGAATCTGCCCCTCAAGGCAGTAAAAAACACGTTGGTAATGGAATAATGGTTGAGACAAGTAAACGTCTAAAGTCATGGCGAAAACAGGTGAATTTAAGAGCAAAGTTGATAGTGGACGATATAATCGAAGAACCAGTTGAGATAGAGGTGGTGTTCTGGTTCAAACGCCCGAAACTTCACTATCTACCCAATGGCATGATTCGTCAATCAGCACCTATTTACATCACTAATAAAAATAAGGGTGATCTTGATAAACATTGTAGAGCTTTACTGGATTCTCTCACTAGATCTGCATTTGCTGACGATAGCCAAGTTGTAAGTTTACACGCTGTTAAAAAGTACTGTGAAACAGATTCTGAAACTGGTGCAACCATAAAAATAAGAACAATCAATGAAAAGGATTTCATGGGTGAGTTGTCCTAAATGTAAGGATTATACAGATCAAAAAGTCAGGAGATCAGACCGCAATTCTAAACACGTTATTGTTAGACGTAGAGAATGTTATGAATGTGGTCATATCTGGCACACTATTCAATATCCAGAAATGATTGTTGGAGATATAAGAGCAAAATATATTTTATGTGAGTAGTCGGGTGATGGATAAGCACTTCGCTTGCTCCCCTGCCTTTCCTAAGTCTCAGTAGGTGTTGTATGGCTTTCAGATCCGCTTTGCATGGATCATCAGGCTACCCGACTCATAATTCATTTAATGCGTGTTCAAGAGAATAAACAACTCTGGAAATGATGCCAGCGTCAAGATGTTCTCTTGCAACTCCTGATCCTTTGGTTGATGGGTTCTTTTTCAAAAACTGTCTGAGCCTGTGGGCATCTTCAGCTTTTATGTTGAGAAAGATGTTCATGTATCGTTTGAGGTAGCGAAGCATGGGCAATCTCTTACATTTAGATATTAACTCTTAATTCAAAGGATCATCAAATTCTGGAATATTTGCGGTATATATAATATCCTCACAATTTTTAATCTCAAGATGTAGCAATGCAATTTTTTCTACTGCTGCATAGACCTCTGGCTTTGTTCTAGGTTTACAAAGATAATCAATATATCTTTCTGCCTCTTGCTCAAGAAATGCCTTTTTAAATTGGTATTCAAGTTTGTCTTGAGTCATCTTGAGCGTCTTTTTATCCATTGTATTTCCACTCCTGTTGCTTTTCAAAGATCCAAAGTTCATGGCTTACATGAACATATTTATCTCTAAATGTTTTTTGGAAGTCCTTATCTTCCATGAGCATATCAAGCATGACTCTTGCAACAATTTTTTCTTTCACGTTTTGTGAATACATTTTTTTGAAAGTCATCTTGAATAATTCAACATCACCTTTGATAATGCGTTGCATTTCATCTTTAAATTCATGCCTTACAGCAAGCTGTGTAAGATGTCTTGCTTCATCAATGTCGTTTTTGTCTGAACATACAACAGCCTCTGTGATAAGGGCTTGAGCAAGTTTTAGTCTTTGATCTGGTGTCATTTTTTTTGGGATGATAGGTCAATAAAAACCCCACCAGTTAAGGTGGGGCTGATAGTTGTTAGAAGTTGTAATCGTAAAATGCTCTCCAGCCTCTGCCTAGTGTTGTTGGATTTGAGCAATGATCTCCACACTGACACCATTGGCCATTTTCTCTTAAACCAAATTTAGTGATTCCACCTTCTGTGTTTCTGGTGATGTCATACTTTAATGATCTTTGATTTGTACAATGACCAGCAAAACCTCCAGCGATAATATTAGGTTTTACTTCTTTATTTAGTTTGTAGCTATCGTTTTGAACCCATACAAATTTTTTGGTTCTTTTGATAACTGTGCAAGGGTGAATGTCTGAGTAGTAAAGAATGTGAGCTTTGTCACCGATTTGAGGATCTAATCCTAAAGTTACGTTTCCGTTAGTCATTTGAATAATTTGCGAAGTGAATAAAAAGAAAAAGGTAGAGCAATTAAGGTTCTACCTTATCAAGCCAGTTGTTTGGGCAAGGTGAAGTTTTGAACTTAAGATCACCTCTTAAATCAAACTGTTTCATGTTTTTGTTCATTTGACCAAGATGATAACTTATGTGCATGATCTCATTAGTTAAGTGGTCAAACAAAAGTGCCAAACCAAATTCGGCTGCTGATTCGTCAGTAAAAGCAATAGCCTTTGCTTTGTCAGCGAATACATGATCTAAGTGACCATTTTTGTAAGGAGTTTCAACTCTGTACTTTTCGTGAAATCTTTGACCTTGAATTGGGTGTCTCATTTGAATCCTTTGCGAAGTTTGAATAATCAGCCGATCTCTCGACCTCATATTTAAATAATACATGATTAATATATATATGTCCACCCTTGCCCTGTAAGTTTATCTAAATGTTATGGATCTGTAACAATATCTTATAGGTCTTGACAGGACAACATAGTGCATATAATATTTAAATGGCTGAGATAGCCGTTCTTTCGCAAAGGTTTTTTATGAAAACTATTCAACTTCCAAAATCATCACATCAATCTGGATTGCATTTTATGAGACGTAATCCACACCCAAAAAAAGAAAATCATGGGGACTGTGGTGTAAGAGCAATATGCCTTGCTCTAGATCTTCCATATAACAAAGTTTGGAAAGCCGCTACAAAAGCTAAAAGGTTATTTAATCCTAAATCTAAAGCAACTGCCGACTGGTCACTTTCTAAAGATGAGTTAGATCAAACATTGACTATCTTGCAAGAATGGGACTGGAGCTACTACAAAATAGCTAAAGGCCATACATCAAGAAAATGGTTTCATGCAGATAATTTTCCAAAGCATTGCATAGTGCTTCAAGTAAGCCACTGGGTTTGTGTTAAAGATGGAGCTATTTGGGATTCATGGGACAGCAGAGGTTCAAGACCAAAAAAGATTAGTGGATATTTTGCTAAACAAAGTTGGCAGAAAGAAAACTTCCCAAATTTATTTCAAGACTAATGGTTAATCAACAAAAGATAAGGGGTAGTCAAATGACTACTCCTAAAACACAAGCTGAAAAAGATCAGCACAAGAGAGATAGATTCAAAGCTCTCAGACTTCCAAGAGTTCAAGCTGTAGTCTATAGACACAGGCAGCTTCAAAATCTAGCTAATCAAAGTAATTACAAGTTCACTGAAGACGAAGCTAAACAAGTAGTCAGACTTTATGAACTAATGCTTGAAGAAGCAAAAGAGGCATGGCTTGAAGTTGACTCCTACAACTTAAAAAAACTACTTACTTACGATCAAACGGAGCTTGACTAATTCAAAATCTACTACTTGCTATCGCTGGCATGGGTCTTTTATACACCACGTTGTCAGGAACACTTTATGAGATGACATATAACGACTGTCATCAAAACAATATTGAACTTGCTTGTAAGGAGCTACAACAATGACACCAAGAAAACCAAAAGTATATCAAGATGTAACTCTTGAATTAAATTATTCTCAAGCAATTAGAGATCAAATGAAATTCAATAAGAAATACACTACTGGTGACGAATGGGATGAAGAAAGAATTTTTCATGCAGCCCAGTTTTGCAAAGTCTTTCATAATAAGACTTTAAACCCTTATGTTATCAAGAAGTTTCTTGAAGAGTTCGTAGAAACTATTGGATTCGAAGTTGATTATTAAGACCTATGACTTTTGAACTTACACGCATAAAGCAAAGGCTTGCTGATCTTGAAAAAGGTTACAAAGAGCTTTCATTCTGGCATGACCGATGGAAGAAACTTCATCTAAATGCAAGTGAAGCTTCAAAAAAAACTACAGAACTACAAAGTGAAGTCCATGAAACCATGAAAATAATGACTGATTCAATTATGGAATTACGTCAGATTGTTCAGAAATTTGATCCTATGGCTCAGGCAATGCTTGAGCTTACAGATAGGGTAAAAAAATTAGAACAAAAAAATACTGGTAAAGACCACCCCTGATCCTTACCAGTACTCCACCCATTGTCCTAACACCTAAGGACACCATTACTATAACAAAATGGAATCTTTAAACAACACCACACCACACATAACGTCAGTTGATATTGATGAACAAGTGTACAGATCAGACCCAGCCATTGCAGCGTCTGACTTGAAATATGCTATAGATCATGGCCTTGAGGCTTTCAACATCTATAAGTATGGCAAAAACAATCCTCCTAGAATTGCAACACCAGCAATGAAGTTTGGTTCAATGTGTCATAAGTTTGTACTTGAACCTAAACTTTTTCCAGTTTCATATTCTTTATTAGACGACAAAAGAACAAAAGCTGGTAAAGCAACAGCACTTGCTTTGCAAGAAAAAGGCATAGAAACTTTTACAACTCTTGAAATGGATATTCTTACTGGTATTTATAAGGCTCTTTGTAATAACGAATTTGCTAATAAGTATATCATTCAAGATACCCTGAGAAATACAAGAGGATTAGCAGAGCAATCCTACTGGTGGAAGCATAGGCAAACAGGTTTGCAATGCAAATGCCGTTGTGATTATGTGATTGATGATATGGTCATTGATCTTAAAACAACAGGTGAAGGTGGTGCATCACCAGATAAATTTACCAAAACTATAGTTAACTTTAACTACCATCTTGCCGCAGCCCATTACTTGCAAGGAACTGGAGCCAAGCGGTTCATATTTGTGGCTGTTGAAAAGGTATTTCCATACAGCGTGGGGATCTATGAACTGTCACCCCACTTCATTGAACGTGGTTATGAACTACAAGAACAAACATTGTCTGACATTAAAACTGCTCAAGAGTCAGGCATCTGGGCTGGATATACAGATCAAGCTCCAGAAGGCATTAAAACACTTACACCCCCTAAATGGTTATGACATTTACTAAAGAACAAACAGAACAACTTAATCAACCCATTGATCCTAAAGTTGTTGCTTTTAGACAGCAAGGCAATATGCAACTTGCTTATTTAGAAAGCTGGTATGTAATCAATGAAGCAAACCGCATTTTTGGATTTGATGGCTGGCAGTCAGAAACAGTACAGCTTGACTGTGTGCAGAGTGATGACTTCTGTGTAACTTACATTGCAAAAGTCAAAGTGACTATTGGTGATGTAATCAGAGAAGGAGTTGGTGCTGGTCATGGTAAAGGCAAAAGCGTCAATCTTGGAGACAAGCATGAATCAGCAGTAAAGGAAGCTGAATCTGATGCAAGGAAAAGAGCCTTCATGCAGTTTGGTTCTCAGTTTGGTTTATCTCTATATGACCGCACAAAAGCATGGAAAAATCCAAAAAAAGACAGAACTCCAGTTTCTACTCAAAACCTTACAGTTGTTGCCAAAGATGCAATTTTAAAAGCTGACACCAGACAAAGACTTGATAAATGTGCTGAGTCTTTAGAGGTGCGTTATGCTAACAGACAAATACCGCAAAATGATTATAACGATCTTTGCGACCTAATCAAAACTAGAAAAGAGGTGATTAAAACATGACAGTAGCTGAAAGCCAGTTTTTCACTACCGATCAACTTGCTAGAAGATATGGTAAACACCCAGACTCTATAAGAAGATGGCGGTACAAAGGCATAGGCCCTGAGTTTTACAGACTTGAGGGATTTGCAGCCATTTATGGCGAACCCACAATCAGATATGACCTACACAAAGTCCTTGCTTGGGAAGAAGCAAACGGCATTACACCCATTGAACCCTTTTAATTACTATGGCTTACGAACCTTTTGAACCAGCTTTACCTATTCCTGTAAATTTTTCAGTACAGGATAACAAGTATGAAGGTAAAGAAAAATATCCTAAGAAATTACGTTTATTTGTTCCTTTAGAATCTGCTACAGAATTTGTTACTCATGTAATGAACATGGTAGAACAAAAAAAATATCATAAAACTGGAAAAGTATATGATATGCGAACAGGTGAAAGAGAAGAAGTTGAAGGTATTTATATCTATGGCAACGGAAAGGTCGGTACTTTCGACTCAGACGAATATGGTGCTTATGGCACTATAAACCCCAAAAAAGTAAAATTAGAGGCATCTGAGGCCACTGTAGATGTCCCAGCTAATCAAGCTGAACTAACTGGCTCTGAAGATGAACCACCAAAAGTTTCTGCTTTTGAAGATGAACTTCCTTTTTAATTATGTACTTAGTAACTTTTCCGAACAATCCTTACATAGGTCAGATTTTTTATCACCCAGAATCTAAAAGAACTTATGAATTTTGTGAAACAACAAGGACAGATGAGCTTACTGGTATGGTGCACGAATCTGCAACATGGTTTGATATTACAGAAAAAGATTTAGTTCCTTAGTTTTGAGGCATCAAGTTTTTCTTGACAAGGTGATAACTCTGGGAGTCCCCCAGTAGGGAAGCCAATAATAGGTGACCATTTTAAGTGGGCGGTTAAGAATCTCCTCTGTATAAGTCCTCTATTTTTTGTTAAATAAAACGTATCTAATGCGATCCCAAAGGGTCGCTTTTTTATTTTTAAGTTGTTTTTCTAACTTAAATATATAAGCGGCTTGCTGAGATATAACTTCAAGAGAAGTGCTTATAAAGTGTGCTTGCTTTGCGTTTGTCTGTAGTAGCTTGATTGCATAAGGTTTTAACAGTTCAATATCCTCTAGTTTTTCAATAAATTGTATAGACTTTTGCACCTCAAACTCACCTTCAAGGCTGTAAGTAGATGTAAGAGCCTTGATAATATCCATTATTTGACTGGAAAGAGTTTTTCTTCAATCATCTTTACTATGGCATCATCAATATCGTTATCACTCTTAGCACTTAAGTCTTTCAAGATAGAAAGCACCCCTTTGCGTAGAGATTCACTCTTGCCGAATCTGATAAATAGGTTAATTAGAAATTTGGACATGATTTGTTCGTTTTTCCTAATTTAGCTAAATTGCTAGTATTAGACAAGAAACCTTAATTTTATGGAAGAAGAAGAAAAGGAAAGTCGGGATTATTTTGGACATGGGATCAGACTTTTAATTTTGGTTTGGGCTTTATCCGTTATGACTTTGGGATACATGGAAAAGATAAGGCTAGACACTTTTGCTGCTGGCCTTGTAGGAAATATTGCTTCGGCTTATGGGATCTCTATAAAGGGTAAAAATGGCAACGGAAAGAAACCAGTTATAGTGGATAATAAGAATACTAAAGTTGGTATCAAATGAAAAAGCTCTTACTACTTGCCGCCCTCTGTGTTCCAACTGCGGCCTATTGTGACATTCAACACTCAATAACTTCAAGCGTAAAGCTAGAGAGTTTATCCGCAGCTACTTCAGCCGATAAAATTGGCTCAAGTTATAGCATCAGTGGAAATAACATAACTACAACAGACTCAAACTCAGCCGCAACTATTGGTGGATTTGGTTCTGTCACATCAGGAACTCCAGCAATAAGCTTTCCCAGTTCTGTTGTCCAAGCAAGTAGTGGCGAGGCCTTTTCATTTAGTACTAGCTACCTCGAAGGGGACGCTACTGCTGGATCAGCACCAACTGTCGGAACAGTAGGAAACTTCAGTGATTTGACTTCAACTGCCGCTGGCTCAGTAGGCACAGCAGCCGTTTCATTAGATAATCACACAATGACTCTTTCTGCTGGAACAGGAACTGGAGTCGTTCTTACTGGTCAATTTGTTACTGACTTAACTGTTGATTAATGTGGAAATATCTGCCGATTTTATTTTTTGTTAGTCCAGCTTATGCTCAAACTGTAGTGCCAAACTTTAACAGTGCTACATCTACAAGTCGATCTGTCACCACTAATAATCTCACAGAAAATATCCGAGAAGTTCGCTACAATTCTGGTTATACCTACAGTGTCACTGGTTCTGGTATCTCATGCGGCAACTGTGATTCAATATCCATGCCAAATGCCACAGTGACAGAAACCATCAATGGAACTACCTACGAATGGACAGGCTTGAACATGGATCAAAAACCTCAATGGCAACAAACAGGTCAAGGTGCTTTTCAATTTTCAGAGTTTTACAAAGGCCCTTCTCTCGAATCAGTAATCGACATCACAAGGCAAGTGACCTCAGAGGTGGTAACAGATACTACTATTATATTTTCCAACTAATAACCCTTTTTTCTTGTCTGCCTAGTTACGCGAATCAAAGCACAATAGCGAATCCACAATCGAATACAAGTTCCAGTGTATCGAATTTCGCAACCCAAGTTCTAACAGGGCCTATGACAGAAAACAGCTATGGTGGTGGTATTCAATGTTCTGGAGCTACACTATCGGTCAGCCCATTCGCCACAACTTCCGTTGCAATAAAGCGTCCTCAAGACTACATTTTTCATACGCCAGTCTACAACGAGGCAACAGACTCAGACGGAAACTATACAAATGCGGGTGAAATTCTCTACTACAGAGAAAACTACAGCGGCAACAAAGATGCCACTTCTTTTAACTTTGGGATAGCTGCAACAATATCTGTTCCATTAGATAAGCGTTTTCAAAATGCTTGCCTTAAAAGTGCAACTACTCAAGAAAAGATAATGCGGCAACAATTATCGACAGCCAGATTAAACTACGAATTGGCCAGACTTAAAAATTGCCATGAGCTTAGAGTCAGTGGGGCAGAATATTCTCCACAATCTGAGTACTTCGATCTTTGCTCCGATATTATAAGTAAACCGAAAATGAACCAAGTTATACCTCATACACACAAAATTGAGCTAAATAAATAAATCTAGTCCACTCAGAATCGCCTGTAAGGGGCTTGTAATTTTGCTTGCTTATGCTTGTGCCTTTGATTTATCCTTAGATTTAGTCAGACGCTTAATAGCTGTTTTGATGAGGTTTTTGAGTAAATTGGCTATGATAGGAGAACTAGCCGCAGTAACAGCAATAATTGAAGTGTTAACAAGAATAGGAGTACTAGGTATCCATTTCTCAACAAAGGTTGAATCTCTGTAGATTTCATAACACTTACCATTTTTAACAGAATGACCGATAACGACTTGTAGCTTTAAATCATTAGGGTAACTTCCTACTGCAATATTATCTTCGTTAGGGCATTTGACAAAGAACTCTTTATCTTTCTTGACTTGTGGTTTATATTCTGGCGGCTGTGGTATTTCTGGTTGAGGTTGTTCTGGCTGCTTTACAGGATCTGTTGGAATAAATTTGTCAGGGTGATATTGTAGAGCCTCGAATGTTGGATAACTTACAACAGGATAATCAAGCTTTGGTTTATCAATAATGTCTAAAGTTGTTGGATATTGTTCCCATGTTCTCGTTCTGGGAATATAAATTTCTTTTATTTGTATCTGTGGTATTTTAATTATTTCCATTTACCTTTTAATTCCCAGTCTATATTTTCTCTACCTTTTTTTTCAATATAATCCCAAAACCATTCATTTGAATCGTTATTTTGGCTTAATTTTTTTTTTCTGGTAGCTGTATAGATGGCCCTGTCAAATTTGGTATCTTGTCTTCCATTACATCTGGTAATTTATTTTCAAGACTTCCCATGATTTTGTTTTTAAGTGTTCTTTCAAACTCAGGGCTTTGCATATAGCGTATTGCTACAAATCCAAAAGCTGCCATTGAAACTGACATCAAAAATGACAAGATAGAAATAATTTTTATAATACGGTCTAGCATTTTATGTTAAAAGAAATTTTAAAAATGTTGATTATGCCTTTGACTTTTATGACTTTGTTTTTAATTGTTGGTTTGATGCCTTTGTTTTTGATGGCTGGTTTAATTCGGACGTCTCTTGAGTCTCAAGAATCTGTTCCTCGAGAATCTTCATCGCTCCGTTAATTTCATACATAGCAATAAACAATTCTTCTCTTTTTTTGGCAAGTTGCTGTAATTTTTCTTGTAAATTCATAATTTAAGAATAAAGTGTCTTACCTTTAGTTATAGCAGCATCTATGTCTGTAAACGATTCGGATGTCCAGATAGAAGTAGTGCCATCAACTTTTTTATAACCTTTAATAATTTCAAGATGGTCAGTGTTTCTTTTAATCATATCTTTCCATTCAGTTTCCGTATCAGAAGATCCTGTTCTTGCTGTGTAAGCTGAATAGTTTGCATCTGCATTAATAAGAGTTACGCTATCGCCAGCAGCAGAAAAGATTGCTGCAATTTCATCTGCGGTTTTTTCTTCCATGTTAAAAAAGTAATTAGTTACAGTTTACCCTGCTTCGAGGGCTGTGACTTTTGCAGATAACTCTTTAACTGCATTTATTAAAATAGGAACTAATTTATCGTATTGCATACCATAATTACCACCATCATCTATATGAGAAATAAGCATATTATCTGATGTATCTCCAAATCCATGTTCTTTTTC